CCCTGTTGCATTTGCGGCAGGTGATCCTGTGAATGTATCAGACAATGTCGGCGGCTCGCCTGAATAAATTGACAAGGCTTCGGCGGCTCGACGGGCGGCAGAATCAATAATTTCTTGCTCTGAAGGTCTTTCAAAGTTTTTGGTTATTACACCTGCAACTTTTTCAGGATTTGTTCCCGTAAGATATTGTTTTTCTGACAATTCATACGATGGCTCTTTCAACATTTCATTGATGATATAGCCCATCTGACGGGTTTGTGTGTCGGCCAATTTGTCTTTCAATTCTGCATCTGTAGGACGCCGAGTATCAATACCCATTGCTCTCAAGAAATCTTCTTTTCTTGAACCAAGATATTGAGCCATACCAACGGCGCCAGATTCAGAATTAATTGCGGTCGGATCATACTCGCTTTCGCCATATAATGTACCAAGCAATCCAGCGGCACCCGCTCGTGTAGGTTGTATTCCTACCGTGCTAGGATAGCCCATGCCGTAATACAAACTTGGATTTGACGCCGCCTGATAAAGATCATCAGGCGTTGTTTCTAGACGTTGGCGCGTATATTCACGGATGTTTGTCGGAGGATTAGATGTTCCGGCATCGTAAGTAACACCAGTATTGCCAAAACTATACGGTCCAACGTCTACTGCTGGCGTGTAATCCTCTGGCAAGCCACGATTGGTTTGTCCAATATATGTTGAATCACGCTCAGTCGGTCGTGATATTTCGCCTGTGTTATATGCCCTTTCCAAATCGTTCATGGACTGTGTTTCTGCTTCACGGAAACTAGGCGTATAATCATTTCTGATGTTTTCAGTATATGATGAACCTTCAGCGGCATCGGAGTCGCCACCAAATCCAAACGCCGCTCTGCCGCCAGAAGCGCGTTGACCGCGAAGATAGGCTAATAGTTCATCAATGTTAGCAGGCATTGCTACCGAAGGCGCTCCTTCAAAACCAAAAGCACGGGCAGAAAATGCTTTATCCATTGATCCTTTTGACGGATGCGTTTTTTTCCAATTTTGAAGTTCTTTTAAAGATTTCGGCATATCAATCTTGTCATCGGATAACCGAGCAACACGGATTGCGTTGTCTATTGCATTGTTGCCCATAGTGCGGCCCCCTCTTTCGTATTTTTCGCCCATTAAAATTAGATCACGCATCACTTCAGGCTCTATATCGTGATACCGCGCCGCATCCATCATATGTTTTGCAATAAGTTCTAATTTTGGCGCACCAATTGGTGTTTTTACACCCGTTGCATGTGCAAATGTTCCCCACTGACGACCCTGCGCGGGAACGCCTTCTAACCCAAGGGGCTGGGCAACATTTTGATAATACCACTCACCAAATGGACGATACTCGGACATTTTCATTGACGGTTTGAAATCAGATGCTGTCCTTGTGTCTGCCAATGCACTCGCTCGTGTGAAATGAGCATCGGGAACAGGCCAACGTGTTTGCTGGCCAAGTTCAGGAACATTTGATGATTGTATATACAAGGGAACTTTTGGCGAAGTCATATCTACTTCACCGGATTGAATGTATTTTGAAAGCGGACCCACATGAGATGTTGAATGATATGGGTGACCTAAAACCCTTTCAATTTCTTTTGGAAAGTCTTTTGGTCTGCCTTCTAAACTCATGCCGCCAAATTTTTGAAATTCAGGAAAACGTCCCTGTGAAATCATATAATCCGCAGCAAAACCGCGATTAATTTCAGTATCAACGTCTGAACCCGGCGACATCATTCCTGTTCTTGTGTTGATTTGCGAAAATCTTCTATCTGCTGCTTCTTTTCCAACTAATTGAACAAGCCGTTGATACATTGGATCAGAAGTATACCAAGCATCCATACCTCTTGTGAGATGAGGATACTTTTCGGCTTCTGCTAGTGTATCAATTAGACGTTGAGCATTGCGCTGGTTCATAATTGATTCAACAGGCTCAGGTGTTTTACCTTTGCCAAGATTAATATCTGGAACCGCAGTCCCCATGCGACCTTTGCTCATTTGGTAAAGATCATCACGAGTAACTCCAAATAAACGCTTCAACGCCTCGTCTTCTGGAGCGACATTTGCGGCTGCCTTTGCAGCAATTGTTTTTGGATTTTCATAAATTAAAGGATACGCCATGCGCTGCGGATTATCGACAGTCGGACGCAAAACAGTAATTTGTTCTGGAATGTTTGCTGGCCGCGATGGAATAAGCCCCGCGCCGCCAACTTGAGGTCGTTGTGGCAAACCCGTGCTAAATGCTGGGAACGCGGATGCTATGTCTAATCCTGAAAGGTTTTGAGTTAACGCACGAATGTCCGCTTCAATACGATTGGCGGGGTCTTCTATTTGACGAGCAATGTCTAATGCTGATCTAATTTCATCGTCTTCTTTAACTGCGCCCTTCGACGCATATTCAGCGCGTCCGCCGTCTGCGTATCTCTGAACAGGAACAGGATTAAATACATAAGCAGTTGGGTATCCTGATGATGTATCTGCGAGACCTGAATAGCCATACATTTTCAACAACCTGTCCAAATCATTTGCGGCTGTTGCTGTTTCAGTAACGCCGGGGTTAAATGTTCCAAGAGGAGAATTTGTGTTTAATATTCTTGTCATGCGAGCAAGTTTAATAGGGTCTTCTGCTTGATTGTACAGATTGCCTATTTCTGCGCGATAGCGAGACGTTCCAACATTTGGCTCGGGTGTAACTGCTCCCGGTTCACCAAGATAAAAATATGTTCTTGGCTTTATGTCGCTTTCTAATCTTCCGCGCTCTTGACCAAGTACTTTTTTGTTTGTTCCATAACGCGCAGGGTCAGTAATCTGAAGACTTGGGTCAAAACTATAATGCGTAGCCGGAGAAGCAAACGTCGTTGACGGATCAGGACGCATTAAAGATTGAATATAATTTGGCATTTCACCAGTGTATTCGGTACTAAGAAACTCTGGCGGCATAAGAACAGCTTTATTTGGAGCATATGTCCACTCAGACATAATATCTTTTCTTGCTTGCTTTAATTCATCCATAGCCGCGTGGTCACCGCGTCTTCTCAAATCAGCCATACGGCTATCAATTTGATGTAATTTTTCCCAAACTTCCACATTTGCAGGCGTGTAATTAACCCAACTATTTTGTCCGCGCGTTTCAGATGTCATCGCAAGACGAGCAAGAGGGCTATACATTTGCGAGTGTACGCCCCAAGCGCGTTCTTCCCCTTGAGGACCAAATGTATTGCCCAATAAAGCATGACCAAATGCGTCGTGAACAGCGCGAAACTTTTCATTTTCGTTGAGACCTGTTTGAGGGTCTACATTGTGCAAGAAATCATGCTTGTCTCCACCTTGATAGACAAACAGATGTTTATTACCGTGAACGTCGGCGACCATTTGACCGCTATTTGCGTAGTCACCTTCTCCGGCCCTGTGAAAAGAATAATTAAGAGGTAAGGCGTCAAATTGATCTGATGTTTCTTTGGCCATTTGGCGATACGCTGCCGCCAGAAGTTCGTCGTAATTTTTTGCGCCTGATTGCTCAATTACTTCAGGCATCATGCGGCTATAAGCGTCAAAAACCGCAGTTTTATATTCTGGCGATCCTTCAACAGCCGTTGTGTAAACGCGACCAATTGCGCCTTGTTTTGCCAAAGACGACCTTGGCATTTCAGTCTGTTTAACGGGAGAAAGGCCTAAACTTGCAACGTATTGATTGGCAACTTGAAGAGGAATGTTCTCCTCTTCAGGCGGCATTATGAGCGTTTCTTTTCCTGTCGCCGATTCATATTTCGTAGTTCCATATGCAGGGTGTCCTCTAGACTCTGCAATTCTTCGTACGTCGGCTGGGGTGTCGGGCCATATTGCTTGTCCAGCCTCTCCAGCAAGTCGTTCACCTTCTTGAATTTTTGTTGGCGTGACCCTGAAGAATGGTCCGTGTTGTGCTGTTTCATATAATAATTTCCTTATCGCTGCGTTTTCTGCGTTCTTTATTGTCGAGCCTAAAGCGCCTCCCATAGGCAACGAAGTCATGGCCGCTGTTTTGTAATCACCTTGTTTTAAGGCTTCTTGCGTTGGTAAAACTTGACCAACCAAAGGAACAAAATCTGAAACGCTTACGCCTGTTGAACCCATACCACGGGAACCAACAAGCCCTTCAACAAATCGCTCACGTTCAGCAGATGGCATTTCGCCGCCAAGGAGTAAATTGGCAATGCGATCTTTCCATGTGGGTTCATAGGGCTTTATTGTAGCGCCTGGCAATTTACTGCGATCAACAAGACTATCGCCGCCCTCAGCAAAACCTACACGACCGCCTTTCATAAAAGCGCCTTGCCCCTTCAATATGCTTTCACGCATTTGAGGAGTAATATCAATTCCCAACATTTCCATTGGTGATTTTTTTACAGATACATCATTAACGATACCCAAAAAATGTGCATCATTTTGTGCATATTCAGGATTTGTATGTGTAAATATTATCTTACCCTCTGCATCAACAACATCATACTTATCCCATACGTTATGAGATCCTATTTTAGCATTTTTATCGTGCCGTTTTACTATTTCTTGAAGGCGCTTTGGAAGGATTTTGTCATAGTATTCCTTCATGCCTTCGCCACCAATTGTTAAATCGGATGTTTCTAATTGATGAACCCCAAGATTGTTTGGTTTCTGTGATAAAAGTTTCTCAGCAGTTTCTTTGCCAACCAAATCAGGAAGTTTTGAAGTTTCAATTTTTTGATTAATTGCTGGGTTACCGTTCAAATCAAGTGCTTGGAAATATCCAGTATCTGGATTGTATGCAATTTTAGATAAAGATTTACTTAAATCATACCGCTTGACTTGCTCTGCGCCTGGCGTCCATACAACTTTGTCATAGCCACCTTCTGCCGCTTCTTTAAGAACGCGCTTCAAAGCAAGGTCAGTCCATCCAGATGTTGATGTGACATAAGGAGCAGATGGCAAACCTTTTATTGATTTTGTATATTTTGCAAACATATCATGCAATTTTTCGTTTTCGCCAAGATATGTTGCTAATTCATGCGGTTTCATTGTTGACATTATTTTATCAATTAAATTTTTTGCTCTTTCAGGGTCTAAACCAGCATTTACTGTTTCAGTAAAAGATTGGTTTCTAACTCTTTCACGCATATCATTGATAAAGTTATAATATTCTTTTTCATCATTTGCGTTTGCAAACCCTTCTTTTTTACCTTTCTGGCCCCAATCAGATTGCACTTCTTCTATGTGCAATATTTTTTCACCGTTTGGTCCGGTGCGGTCAGCCATGCGGATGTGAGCAAGAATGTTTGGTTCGTCCCAATGAGAAGATTTGAATAATTTTTTATTATATCCTTCATTTTTTATTTGAGGCAAAACTTGACCACCCTCTCCAGCAAAGGATAACGCTTCTTCTTGCGTATTGAATGGACCACCGGATGCGCCATATTTGTTTTGAGCAAGATAATGTGTTGTTGTTTTATCTGGCACACGCAATAATACTTCCCGATAGTTTTTACCATCAGGTAAAGTGTATGAAGCATATTTTGGTGATCCTTTTTTACCAAGACCTTCAGATTCATTCCAAGCACGGCGAAGTCTCATTGCTTCACTATAATTGCCAGAATCCGTTGCGGCTTGAATTGCAGAATTCCATTCATCATCTGTCGTATAAGGATAATCATATTTGTTTTTTAACACAGTCTCTTCAACTTGCGGCATACGCGATTGCAAATGAGAAGCAATGTCTTCACGGCCAATTTTGCCTTTGGCTAACCAATCGGGATTAACGCGACCTTCTTCAGTAAGAAGTCCTGCATTTTTTAATTCTGCTTCTGTCACACCCGATTGTTTTCGGAGCATGGCAATCATCTGATCAACTGATCCGGTGGACTGTGGCAATGCCATAGCGGCTTCAGCACCGTGGCTATAAAGACCGACAGGTGACAGTTGGCGCTTTGCCAATTCAACAGCCGCCGCTTCAGGCAACATGCGTGTACCGGATGTGCCAAGCATCATGCCGCCAGAGCGTTCAAGGGCAGATGCGGGGATGCCGCCGAGCGTGGTCATTCCCGTAAAATTCAATGCTTCTGGAAGCATTTGCTCTTGTGAAATTTCGCCACGATAAGCACGACCGGGCGCAGTAAACGCTTGCACTGCCGGATCAACAATCATGCTTTTAGCCGTTGAACCAATTGTGCTTGCTATTTCTGACGGCGACATTTGCTTGACGCGCTCTGTAGCGGCAGAAAACCGCTCAGGCACAGATGAAACATACCGAGACACTGCGCTAGGAATAGCCGCACCAATGTCATACAGTGTCTCTGCTATTGATGGCTGTTCTATGTCTGCTTCAGTAACAAGATTAGACGGTTTACGGGCCGCAAGCACAGCCCGTTTGATTGCGTCATCAGACAAATTGTCGGCCATCGCAAAAATCCCCACGCGAGGCCTTCAATTTACCCCACAACGTGCAGTTTGCCAAGGAATAGCAGAGTCAGCCAGTAGATTGAGTAGGCAAACGTGAGAAGCATCAAAGCGACGCATAACGCAGTTGCAATGGCGCTGTAGTCCCGTAAGAAATCAGCCATTCAGCCTTTGGGGTTGCGCGGCAGGTGCCTCGTTGGCTTCCAACCGCTGGAGCATACTTGGCGAGATGAGGTCACGCACGACCGCCATACCTTGCATGGGGTCTTTCATGACTTGCTCTGCCAGCTTGACTGCCGCCAGACGTTCGCGGCTCTCCCTATCTCTTTGACGGTTTAAATTATCCATTTCAGCGTCAGCCGCCTTTTGCTCAATCTCGGCGGCGCGGTTTTGTTCTTTTACGGCCTCAAGTTGCATTTCCATCGGATTTGGCCCTTGTGGACCTTCTCCACCCTGAATCTTATGCTGAACCTCGGCCATCTTGGCTTGCGCCACCATCATTTTGGCTTGGCTATCCAAGGTTTTCGCCTCATTCACGGGATTAGGCATAGGCGGCATGGCTGGCGCCAAGAAACGCTCGGCATTGTTCCATCCAATGGCTGTCAAAGCCTCTTTACGCACTTCAGGAAGGTTAAAGCCAGCCGGATCGGTGGATGCCATTTGGATCAAAGCGGCCACTTTCATGATGCGCTGAGTGTTGGATGACGTATTTGGATCGGCTTGCGGGATCAAAAGGAAGTCTTCCAATGCCGCTGTAAACTTTTGCTCGTTCCAAGGCGTCGAAGGCTTCTTGTTGTGGTCCCAGAATGAATTGGGGTTGTCGCGGAAACATTGCGCGAGCAACTGGAACTCTTCTGCCTGAGCCGCATGAAGGCGTTTGTGGACCGAATTGAGTACTTTGATAGCATTTTCAATCAAAGCCATCGTTGTGCCGACCGGAGCATCCTGACGGCCTTCGCCAACGGCCACTTCTGATGTGCCGCCAAGGCGTTGGCCATACTCGGCAATCTGTTGCGTCAGCACATTGAGGGCTTGTGACGGCTCTTTATACGGCAACGGCATGACGGCTTGCTGAATTGGGCCACCACCCGTGTCGATCTGCGCCCCACCACCCGGCGGAACACGGAAGATGTTGCTGTTCTGACGGCCAGACTGCTTGGAATACAGGAAGCCGGGGAAGTTGGCGTACATACCCGCGTCAAGAAGTTCGCGCCAAGCCGCTGTTACCGCGTTTGTGGTGTTACCAAGGATGTTCAGGAGGCCAATATCGTAGAAACCAAGGCCGGGTACGAAGGTATATTTGACAAAATTAACCTTTGCTTCCGGCAAATCGGCAGAATTTTCGTCGTAATTGCGGACAATCGACAAAATTTGGCGGCTAGATACGTCAATTGTGACGCGATACGGCACTTCAAGGCCAGTTTTTTCGCCATTTAACTCGTGTTCGTAGCCTTTGATGTCCAATTCGCAGTAGCATTCGTAAATTTCCCGATCATTATCCTCGGGATTGGCATTCTGCATCTGAACGCCTTGTTGTGACTTCTTTTCTTCTTGCACGGCATCAAGGTCAGGCGCCTTGGCGGTCGATAGCATCACATCACGATACGCGCCAATGATCTGCATGCGCTTTACAACAGATGGGCGCATGTAAATGCGGTGTGTTACGCGACGGGCTGTCGTGAGGCTTGTGGCTGAATTGTTTACAATCAGGTCGTCAGCGTCAATTGACTCGGATACAGGACGGCCACGAAGAGGGCAAAAATAGATTTTCTTGAATGCTGTGCCGCCAAAGCCGAGCATGAACAGCATTTTGTCCGTATCAGGATAGTAAGCCTTATCCGTCACGGTCAGATAGTAATTCATGTCTGTTTCAAGAGCGTCGGCCAACTGATCACGGTCAGGCGAGCCTTCTGTCGCGTCATCACGAACCTTTACGGGGCCGTCTGTCGGTAGCAATTCAGACCGAGCATTGGCCTGAAACCGAAGCACAGCCTCCAACAGAAGCGGATGACGAACTTTGCTCATGCCTTCGACGGGCGCACCGTCAGGCGTACCCTGAAGGCCGGGCAATTCGACCTTAAGACCGAGGAGTTTAAGACCCTGAGCGCGTTCCTGTATCCATTCTTCGCGGCTTGTCAGGTCATTCTGGATGCCACGAAGCAAGTCGTCAGCAATCCGGCTACGTTCGTGTTCGTCAATTTCTTCAGCCAGATTGGCAAACCAACCTTCTTGTTTCTTGCGTCCATTTTCCTCAATCGGTCTGCCGTCTAGTGACACGCTGATTGTGCCATCAGGATGCTCAATGCGGAGAATATTACCGTCTATGTCAACGTCAGGTCGGTCGGCGCCGTCTTCCACCATTTCAACTTGTATATCCATCCCCTCAATCGGGGCGGCAGTTTGTTCGTCCTCAAGACGCACTGATGGAGTTAATCCTGGTGTTAGTGGCATGTGGTCGCCCTCTTCATAATTCTGGCACTATACGACAAGCGGCCCTTTGGATCAAACCAACAATCTGGCACCATTAGTACACCCAATCTGGTACCATTTCCAATCTGAACCAATATTTTTCTGTTATCTGGCCTATTTGCGCCAAGCCAAATCTCCCCCCTTACTATCCCCCCTCAGGCGCTAGCCATGAGGATCATCTGAACTTAATCATACTGATTCATGTAAACCGCGATGATACCGCGCGGATTCATAGGGCGGGGCCGTTTTGCAACGCAATGTGGTATGATGATACCTTATTGTCCGTCAGACGGGGGTGGCTTATTGTCTCCCTCAACGGTAAAAAACCAAAACGGGACTGCCATCAACAACGGATACCATGTACCAGTGAGATACATGGACCCAAGAATTACGACAGCCCAAAAGGCTAGGAACGTCCCAACAAACCATACATCACGCATCATTGCCACCTACATCTAAACGGCGATTTGTTTTCCTTGCCGCTGTAAAAGACAGTGCCGCCATAAGCCGCGCCGCTGTTTACATCATACACCAATCGGAATGTTCCCCCAGCACTAAATTGCTGAACCAGAAGGTAATGCTCATCCAGAATCTCGGCGGTGCCATATTCAAACTTGCCGCCGTTCCATTGGAGGCGCACATCGCCTTTGCTTCCTACGATGACAACATGGTCATTGCTGTCGGTTGAAAAACAAGATAGAACCGCGTCTTTGGCGGCGGCTGGGGTAGCCATCAACATAGCGGCGATGACGAGGCGTTTCATCACTCTTTCTCCTTGGCTGGCGCAGGCATCACACCATATGCAGGCCACGTTCCATTCAATGCGCCTTCCGCAATATCTCCGGCTATTGCTACCCAATGCGGGAAGGCAGTGATTTCTTTTGTCTTTGGAAGAAAGCTATTGATTGTTCTTAATGCGCCACGCAACCGCTCAATCTCGTCGGCGGCTTCAAATGCAAGGCTAGGACGAACGCCCCATACAACGTCGTCGTTACGCAGTCGTTCAACGATGTCTTGGTTAGCAATTTCTTTCGTCGTCTGTGTCATTGGGTTTTCTCTATCAGTTTCATGCCGTATTCGTTGATGCGATCAGGAATGACAAGACCTTGTTTCCTAATCAGTTTGTTTATTTTAAACCGCCGATAATCAACGTGGTGATGCCAACGGTTGAACTTCCATACTACTTCAGCAACATCAGGATGGAGATTGGCTAACATTTCAGACTTAGCCTTGGTTCCCTCTTCTTTGTAAAATTCCTTGGTATTGCCGCCTGTCATTCTTTGTGTTGTGACTTTCCCCTGAAGGAAAGCATTGAACTGGATTGTGCAGTATCCGTCCTTGAGAACCCTTAAGCACAAATCAGTGTCCTCATTGTATCTGGCTCGCCACCTGTATGGAATATCGTTCCTAATCAAAAGACATGAATAAATGCGTGTATTCAGGCTAAAAGGAGGAACAGGATCGGTGGCTTTGCAAAAAGAGTAATAATTGAAGCCGGAGATTGCGACGTTCTCGTATCGGTCAACAAACTGTTCCGCTATCCAAAAGATAGTTCCTGTCTCGCACTCAGCCTTGATGTTGCGGTTCATGCGGTGAAAGGCGTCAAGGTTATCGTCCATAACCCAATGGCTCTTCGCGCCAATAGATATAGCGTGATCCCATGCATAATTGCGAGCCGCACCCGGTCCAACGCTTTTAGTCCGGCCTAAGTCATCGCAAGTGTCATAAGCATTGAGATACTCTTCAGGCAAAACCAATATTTGCCGCGCATCTATAACGCTTGCATATTGCTCGTATTCATGGCCTTCAACGATGATCCTGAAGTCAACACCCATCTTGGCTAGCGCCTTTGCCGTCAGCCGTGTGTGCCACCGTCCTTTGGACACAATGTAGACGGGATGATCAGGGTTCATCGACCCACACCTTATTTGCATTGACGCCACGCGCAAGACGCGGATGCCATATGCTTTTGGTCTTAGGTGTTATTTGTTGACCAATAAGTTGAGCAAATTCTTCTACGTCTTCCTTGCATCGGAAACGCACGATGATTTGCTGATAAGGTTCTTGTTTTTCTTGTACAAACTCCGGCATGTCTTTCCATTCTTCAAAGACATCGGCTTGTTCAAGTTCTTCAAATAGTTTGTTAGCAGTTCCGCTCTTCGTCATTGGTTTCCCCATTAGGGCGTTGTAACAATTTGTCTCGCAAGTCCCACACCAACTTATCAAGTGCCACACACCGATCAACGGCGTTGTCGCGTTGGCGCTCAGTTTCCCTCAACTGTTTACGCAATTCTATGATGTGATCCATCGTCACTGGATCGCAGTGTCGGTGAAGGCTCATGATACGTTTGCTCGCGAATCCTGACATGCGTTAACCATATCAATCCCCTTCACCTTTGTCTGCCTGCTCTGCCTTGTCATGCCTTGCCTTGCACAGCCCGACCCCGCGCTTCCGTGCCTGCCATGCCACGCCGGACCCGTCCACGCCAGACCCCGCCATAACGCGCCTTGCGAGACCTGCCTTACCAAGCCGCTCCTCGCCCTGCCACGCTATGCCTGTCCTTGCCTGCATCGCCCCACCCGGCCTCGCAAATCCTTGCGTCACCGAGCCATGCCTGCTTTGCCATTCGGAACCTCGCCACGCCAAACCATACGGTTCCTCACCTAGCCTGCCTTACCGGACCTCGCCCAAACTAGCCTCGTGCTGTCGTGCCTTGCCTGCCTTGCCACGACTCGCCGCGACTCGTCAGACCAGTACGCGCCTCGCCTTGCCTGCATTGCTACGCCTTGCCCAGCCGCTCCTTGTCGCGCTGTTCCTCGCCCTGCCACACAACACCTGTCCTTGCCTGCCTTGCTGTACCGCACCATGCCAATCCCTGCCGTACGGCTCCGAACCGGACACTGACGCGCCTTGCCTGCCTTGCCAATCTTGCCTGACCGAGAACCGCCCGACGCTGTCGTGCCGTGCCTGCCATGCCTCACCGCGTCTTACCTTACCTGACACTGTCTCGCCTGCCTTGCCGAGCCGAACCCGACCACGCAGCGACGAGCCTTGTAACACCTCGCCATGTCTTGCCTGCCTTGCTCAACCGTGCCAAACCACAACTCGCCGCACCATGCTCTTCCAAGCCTGCCATGCTTACCTTGCCCAACCGTGCGTTGCCGTGCCAGACCTTGCGCGGCCTGCCTTGCATCGCCCCGACACGCCGTTCCCGACCAATCGGAGCCGTGCCACTCGCTGTCTTGCCTGCTACGCCGCCGCTTCTCTATCCGAGAGAAGTTGCGCTTTCAGGTTTTCAATCTCAATGACGATGCCATCAACTTCAGGCGCCGCCAGATTGCGGAGCATGGTCGCGCAACTTGCCAATGTAATCAGCATCACGGTGATCCGATCCGCTTGATTGACCATGACTTTTTGCGTCGATTCATACCCCGACCCTGATGGCGAGCGAATATATGATGACACCCTGACGATCTCGTTGTCAGTGCGTATCACATTGACCTTCACCCGCTTGATCAGCGCACGAGCCTGTGACAGGCGATGCTCGTGTGCCGCCGTACTATCATCCCAATCAAACTGACCATGCATGCTTGAATTGGGATTTCTCGCCGCCTCGACGACGCGCTCAGGATCAAGTGCGCCGTCTACTACGAGAGCCTCAAGTTCTTCCTTGATGGCTTCAATGATCATCGTGCTTCCTCAATCTTGAACGTGCCAAAGCCAAGGCCGTTTGATGATTTAGAATCAGGCCGACCTTCACCAATGCCGACTTGCATACCCGCTCGCATCAGCAAGTTGGTGACATCGGACAACGTGAATTGATCAGCATCATACTTGACTCGCAGATTGATATTCCACTCTCGCCACATCGGACGGATGCGTATATCCACAACGCCAGTTGCGTTGCGTGTGTGCATGTCCATGCGTTCCCATGTGCCATTGAGATGCACAAGCGGAACACCGTCAACGCGGTCAAACGTGTCCGCCTCGACGAAGATCGACAGCTTGGCAATGGTCATCTTGTATCCGACCAAACGACACGCCGAGATCATGGCATTACGAAATGATCCGGCGGGTACGCCATTCTTGCCGTCAACGCCGATATGCAATGCGTTCTGGCAGTCTTGATCAAAGTCTCTTGCGTCTCTGATCTTCTTGCCCTTGGCGGTGCTACCTGCGGCCATCTTTGCCATCATCTGGTTCTTGGCTTTCTCCGAAAAGCGAGCCTGAACAAATGGCGCCGTGCCAATTAGTTTAAATTCCGCCGTCATGATCTTTGGTGCGGAGATGGTTACAATTTCTGATTTTGTTTTATCTAGCATGCTTCTTCCCTTTCAGCATGATGCGTTGATGCGTTATCGCGGTCGGACACGAAACACTCGGTATCCACCCTTTTCGTCTGTTATTCTGAACTTGAACAACTTGCCCATCCGCTCGACCGAGTTGCGACTGAAGTAATAACAAGACTGCTTGAGTTGCAGTTTGCTTTTCACATGGTCGCGCGGAACAAGAAAACTGTCACCGATCTCCATTTCAGCAAATGGATAATTCGGTGTCCTGATCCGGCTCTTTGGCGGTGGAACTTCGTTTGTTATCTTGTAAGTCAACATGACCTCCTTCGTTGTTGACCGAATCAACATCGCAAATCATGTCAACCAATTCAAGCGGGATATAGCGGTGTCCACTGGTTATTGCCAGTGAAGCGTTGGCTCTCTGCCAATTCAAATGAACGCTCGACGCCGCGTTCAATCAATCCACGTTTACGCATCCATGTGATGGCCTGACTAACGGTGTCACATAAATCATCATGCACACCCTTCGGGAAGGCCTCGACCTCTGCCACCACCATTTCGGCCCATGATCTGAACAGGTCAGGATCGTCCACCTTCGTCGGCGCGTAGATCAATCCTTCGGCGAACAGATGCACGACCGCATGCATGCGAGCGACCTTGTCCAAGTCTTTGGGGTTGACCTCGTAGACGGCAAACTCTTCCATGCCGCAGATGCGCCTGATCTCTTGCGCCACTGATATGCCCGGTCCCTTAGCCTCAATCAGCAACGCATCAAGTTTGCTCTCACGCGCCGTCGCAATGATCTTCTCGACCAGATCGTGGAACTCAAGCCGATCCTTCCATGCATTGGTCAGCATGATCTTTGGCACATCGGCGTCCTTCTCAGCCTTCACCTCGCGGATGATCCGGCCAGCAATGTCACGCGATACATAACCCGTAACATCTCCATCGTCTCGCCATACGCCCCAACATGTCATGGCCGAGAAGTCATTCTCCTTCTTGGCCGTGTATGCCAGATCGACCGATCCGACATTGTAAGACATGGTCGGGAAGTTTTCTCTCTGCCACGGCATCCACCACAGGCGCTTGATGATACCGCCGCCAGCGGGTTGAGGCCTTTGTTGCAGTTGGCCTGCGGCTCCATACGGTCCAAGCGTCCGCTCCGACTCATCGACCTCGGCTTCGCCGAAGCGTTCAGGCCAAAGCAACTGACCTTCCTCTTGACGCGGATCGGTCCAGTAAATGCCTTCGCCATCCTCGGTCTTCTCTGGCGGCATGAGGCATGTGTATATCCGACGCTCGGGTTCAAAGCGCATCGGTAACATCAAATGCGTCCAGTTGCCGACGTCCTTTGACAAGATGTGGCCAGTGACATCGCGCTCGTTCAGGCGCTGTTGGATGACGATCTTCACGCCTGTCTTCGGATCGTTGAGACGGGTGGACCACGCCATGTCCCACCATTCGAGCGTAGACATCAGAACCGCTTCTGAGTTGGCTTCACGCGCATTGTTCGGATCGTCAGCAATCAGGTAATTACCGCCCATACCCGTTGTCGAGCCGCCGACCGAGACGGTGTTTCGCCTGCCGCCAGAAGACAGATCAAACTGGCTCTTCGTGTTTTGGTCGCTCGTGATCTGCACACGCGATCCCCACCGATTGGTGTACCACTCTGATTCAACGAGCCGTCTGCACTTCAAGCTGTCTTGTAAGGCTAGGTTCTGGCTGTACGAGGCATGCAACAATTGCACACCGTTGCCCTTGGTCGGCGTGTTCTCGGTCTGCGCCCACACCCATGCCGGAAACAACACACCGCACAGCGTGGACTTCGAGAATCGCGGCGGAATGTTGATAATGAGGTTTCTGATGTGGCCGTCAGCGCAAGCCTCCAGATGGTCGCAGACCGCTTGCATGGCGAAGCCACCGCCGACGAAAGGAGCCGGATCAATCACATGCCAAGCCTGTTCGGCAAACTTGTACAGGCTCCGCTCGGCCAGAACGCGCGGCGCATTCTGCTTGATGTAGATTAGTTGCTCAGGCGTGTACTTTAGCTTGATCGCCTCGGCGCGAGCGGCGCGGACAGGATCAATCTTCCGCGTCTGCGTCTGCATCTACGATCTCGCCCTCAATTATGGCTGGCGCAAGCAACTGGTCCAATGTCTCCAACTCGTCATAGCCAAGCGCGTCGAGATCGACCGACATCGGTATGGCCGATCCATTCGGTCCGCTGATCTCATGTTGCTTGACCTCAGACCACAATCCACGGCTACGGCGCGTCAAAAAGAACTTCGCGGCATCAAGGCGCTTGTCGCTGTCCTTGCTTCGTATCTCGTCAAAAATAGCTTGAGACGCATCGAGAATGCCATTTGTCCAACCGTTTTCAAGTTCTTCGGCGTAATGCTTTTTCAGAGTATTGACCGAAATCTTCAGTTTTTGAGCAATATTTGCGTTAGAAACGCCAGAAGCGACCAATAGTTCCACAATCGTCCGCAAATCCTTTGTCGGAACATGTGGAGGTCTGCCTTCCGGTAATTTTGCTTTCTTGCCCATTTTTATCAAAAACTTGCCAATGTAATGTTATAACATAACATATTGTCATCCATTATGGATTTACCAGTTCCATTTAAAATTGTTATATTAGTTTTTGACATTTTGAGCATAAGTCCATTTGTCATCTGTCATACCCTCTCAGCGCATCTATGATGATATGCCGTAATGTTGATGTCTCATGCTCATACATGCGTATTTCAGCCAATAGTTCCTTGATCCTGTCTTCTGCTTCTATGATCTCTAAAGCCAGTTCCTGATTGGTCAATAGCTTGCCTTCCCACATTTGGCGGTATTCATCACGCTCTTCAGTCAGTTTGGCAACCTTGGCCTGTAATGCCTTAATCGTCTTTACTGCGTCAGCGTCAGTATAACGCCATCCGTCAATTTTTGGTGGTCTTCCTCGTTTAGCCATGTCTGTCTCCCTCAGTTTTGGCTTATTTGTCTTGATCAAGTGGTGAGCAATATAGGACGTAATCCGATATTTTAATCATATGGCGCGGTTTGGTCGTGTCGATGCCTTCCGCTCGCAGTTTCTTTTGATTTTGCCGGAATGCAATCCACTTATCCATGCAATCTTCGTCAGACAATAAAAACTGCCGGATGTCTGACAACCAGATTTCCATCCATTCACTTTCTTGCTCTTCTGTCCATTCACTTGTCATAGATGATCGTCGGCTCTTTGCCCCATGACCAATCCCATATGTACCACGCATAATTGTGGCGAGGCGATCCGGTGCTGTCGTCTATCCACCTTGGTCTGCGTAATAGGACAATCTTACAGGCAAATGGCGGCTTGCCGAATATGTTCTTGCGGCTACTTGCACAGTCAAACTCATGCCTCAGGAGCATTGCCACCCTGCCGCCAAAAGGGCGCGTCAGCATCAGCGCATGCTCAATAAACTGATCCGCCATGTCCTCGGCGAAGGGTGGATTTGTAACAATATCCCGCTGCTCAGGGTTTCCCCACATCAGCAGAAAATCGCCAATTTCATACCCAAAGCCGTAATCCAGTATGTCTGATCCATACACATCAACGCCGTGCTTTTTAAACACCTTCGCCATGCGACCCTTGCCTACTGCGGGTTCCCATACCTTGGTGAAGGATTCATGCCTTAATAGCACCTCCGTCACCCATTCCTCAGTTTCGTAGTGATCCCATTCGCGTCTGGCCCATGTGCTGGCCATCACGACCTTGTCACTGTTCGGTGAGAGTGGCGATGGTCTCGGCACGTTCATCCCTCCCCTCGGCGATCCGGTTCAAATCCTCATACACACCGCGCACATACGCGATCATGGTCGCTGACGGTATCTGCTGATCATACACCATCTTGATTGTAAAAAACATCAATGATTTCAGTGTGATCTCAAACTTTTCCTCATCCAATGCCTCACCATCGTAGGCATTCTTGAAAATCACGCCGTGCAGATCGGCGCCAACTTGGTTGAAAAGTTGAATTTCTTCTTCGTTAGTCAATGTAAGCCTCCCATAGCTTGTTTCTCTTCTTCGTCCATCTCGACGATGTGGCCCCACGACTCCAAAAGTGTGAGGACAGCAACCACGCGATCATGGCCCGATTGCCTCATCATATTGACCCATATGTGCATCATCACGCGCATCATAGCGACGAAAGCTATATCGCGGTCTTTCTTCGGCGCCTCACTCAATACGCGATTAACTTCGGTGCTGATGACCGTTCCAAACGGACCCGCATACTGCATTTCGCGGTCAATTAATGACTTTCTACCGGATTTTGCCATCTGTGATCCTCGGATAAACAACCACACGCCACCACACCATTGCCAATCCCGTTGCCATCAACCACGCCATCACGAGCACTGGTGCCATCAATAGCCAAAAAGCCCACTCATGTTCTGGGTCACACGAGCCATCCATTTTTCATTTCCTTCTCCGTTGTTTCGACCAAGCGCCTTAAATCGGCGAGGTCCAGTTTCACCATTTCAACAAGGCTTTTTGCCTCACGCAACAATGTTTCAATCCGGTCGATGCGCTTCTGCGTTTTATTGATCTTCTGACGGGTCAAAACGGAGGCTCCGGTTGTAATCCGATAGATCATCAGTCAAGCGCATTACGATGCGCCCCACGACCCGTTCTGTAGCCCTCATGACGTTCCACTGCTCTCCAAGAGGGCGCTTGCCAAATTCTTTGGTGGCCATGAAATAAACGCCCTTCTCGTCCCACACGACCTGACCCGCAATGTTCACTTTGCTTTTAACCTTCGCCATCACACTCCCCTGATTCGGACGACCAAGAGAGTGTGCGCTTCATCAAACCGATCCGCAAGTCACGGCACCGAGCATTCCAGATCAAACGACCAATACGGCTCGCATAACACCGCGCGATTATCGTGCGACAGGCTCGCTGCGATTGCCCACTGATACGGTCCCGATTCCCACGATACCTTCCACACGCCCAAACGCTCTTGACGGCAAAAGGTTTCAATCTTCGGGTTCATGCCCCACTGCTTACATGCCTCGCAGCATACTCGGTGAACAGCCTTGGCAACACCCTCTGGCGTTTTACCGCTTTCAATCGCAGTGCGGACCTTCATAAGAAAATCCGCGTGATCTTCTTCGATTCCATACATTTCAACCTCCCTTTTTTTCAACCCAATAATAAAAAGGCGTAAATGCTTTTGAATTTCCCCGAACGGCGGCAAGGCGAGCCTCGGTTTCGGTGTGAAACTCTCCAATCAGGAAAATTTTACCATAAAGAAATCCCTGTCCAAGCCTTTGTGAAAAAACACGGAACATGACCTTCTCCTCTCCTCACCGCGCATGGATTGCGATACGAATAGCGGCATCAAGGACGGAAATGTCCTGATCGCTCAACAAGCAAGCGGCCATTGGATGACTCTTGTCATATTGCCAGACTTTGCGAGCGTTTTCGTAAGTCGGCTCTTTTTTAAATGCTTCAATCAATTTTTTCATGATTCCCTCCCTCAAGCCGCGATCATTGTCTTGGTTGCATCGATAATCGGCATCATTGAGCCACGACCCCAAGGCTTGATATGCTCAATGTCGCTCCACACAGCGATGCGGAACGATTTGCCGTCAGTTGTTTTGACGGTCTTCGCGGTGCGAGACGCGACCGTCACCTTGATGATGCAATCATAATCGCAGATCGAGCGGGTATAATAGGTTTTGCCGATTTCAAAGGTCTTCATCGTTTTGCTCCGTTGGTTTGGCCGTAGCCCGTTGTTGATGACCTCTTTATCTCACATACTTTCAACCCTGTCAACTGCCTCAACCACCCTGTGGATAACTTTTTTAATGGTTGTCGGCAATATTTTCCCACTTCCAATCGTCCTTGGTTTCTAGGTAGTCAATCTGCCTTTCAAAGTATTTATAGGCATCAGTCTCACGGCTCACGCGATCCGCCTCTTCCAATGCCGCTCGTTTGGTCTTGAAGGTCTTCTTAGGCGTATTGGCGCCATGCCAGAACCACTTTGTGCCACCTGATGGACGGGTAATGACGCCAATCAGGATACGACCCGCACGCTCCAAAATCTCGTCGATATAGATACCGATCTCGATACTGCCTTCACCGAGGCGGCTTTCACGAGCGTAGGCGAAATCGTTAATGTCATACTGTTGCATGATCTTTATCCCTTTCGTTGATCCACACGGCCATTGCGCCGCGTTCAATTTGTATTGCGTTCAGTATTTCAGGGTTCAGTGACAAAATTTGTCGGATGCTGATGATGGTGGTTTTAACGCGGGGACGCTTGACCCCCGCTTTCTTTCTTAATGTGGCTAGCCAGAAGATCATTGGACCGATGGCGCCGGAGCAAAAGTCACGCGAGCGGCGCTCGTGTAGCCTTCCATGTGATCCTCAACCCAGTCCTTGCCCATTTCCGACTCAATCCGCTTGCGGTCGATGCGGAAGCCTATGCTATCCTTGCCGACAACCGCAACAAAAAGATTGCCCATATGCGCTTGGTCTTTGCCAAGGTCGCGGATGAGGTCTTTCGCTTGGTCCAACTTCTCAGCAATGAGAGCCGCTTCTGCGGCCAACTTGGCGGCAGTGTCGATGATTTCCTGAACCGAGTAGCCGTCCCAATGATTGATCTTTGTTGACTTTGCCATGATGGCCTCCGTTTGGTTGCGCCGTAGCGCCGTTGTTGATGATTTATCTTTAAAGGTTATTTTCAACCCTGTCAACTCATTCAACGCCTTGTGGATAACTTTTTTAATTTTTCCATATCAACAAGTTTTAAATTCCCAACTTTGGCATTTATGCTTTCTTTGCCATCCCAAAATTTGTTTCTATTTTCTTTGCTCACTCCATCCAACATTGCTACCACTTGAGAGAAAGAGCGGTCTGTAAGAGATACCGCGCCATTTTGATCAATGATACGAATTGTAAAAGTTTCCATACTTTCCTCCTTAAAATGCAAAATTTCCGTTTTTGTGGATAAGTTGGTAAAACCGCTCACCGTCTGCCCTCTCGCGTAGGGCGACCAATTCATCGCCCCACGTTTCATATCGGATCACCGCGCCATAATCAGCGGCGACGGTTCCAGTAAGAATATTCGTCGTAGGCTTCCCACACGAGGGCATCGACATGGTCGTTCTTGGCGTGGTCTTTACGGATGATGTTGGCAATTTCTGCCTCCTCTTGCGCTGTTAATTTTACATCGTTGCCGTCTTCGTCAGTGACGTACACGATGCCAATGTCGTCGAAGTCCCAAACCAACTCGCCATTGTCGAAGCCATAAACGGCGGTCGAGATGCCGTTAACGAAAACGGATTGGCCTTGGAATTGAACTTCCAATTGATCAATTTGGTGGGAAACTTGACCGATTTGAGCGTAAACTGAAAGCATTTTGACCTCCATTGATTCGGGCATCGCCCCGTTGATGTGTCTTTCTTACGCCTCTATTTCAACCTTGTCAACTGTATCAAATCCAATCCATGCGGCACAAATATCAAAAACTTCTTTCTGTTCCTGAACATGATGCAACTGGCCTGTCTCGCAGATCAGAACCCGCCACAGACTGTACAAAGGCGACCACTGCGACCATGCAACCTGTTTTCCGCACCAGAACACGGTAAACAAATGCTCGTCCTCATAGACCGCCTTAAATTCCCTCACTCCGCTTTCTTTCCCAGACATCTGCCCAATCCTCTCCCACTGTTGCCGGAACGCGGACATCAACCTTGATGCCGCCCTTCATCACAAGTCTTCGAGCCAAATCGTAGGCCGCCGACTGTCCAGTGAAATTGGCATCATTGTCTGAAAAAATCGTTAATTTTTTTACGCCTTTTGGCGGTTCCCAAGATTTCATAAACGGCGCACTGATCACTGACCATGTCGGAATGCCCGTCATCAGGCTTGCCGCCAGAGCGGTCTCAATGCCTTCCGCAATGCCCATGTGGCTAGCGGCTTTCATAAGTCTGATTGCCGAGCCATGAGGTATCGTGCCTTGCATGAGCATCTTTGACGGAGTTAATTCATCCGCCTTACTGCCATCTTCTTTTAAAAAAGTACGATGCACAGAAACAAGATTGCCGCTTGGATCAGACACAAGAGCCGCCATTACCCAAAAATCTTGAGCCTTGATTGCCGGATGCCTTGTTACAATTGACCGGATAGACAATGAATCAAAAGGCTGACCAAGCCTCTGCGTCAAATACCGTTTGACAGGGTCGTCATCGGTCAACGGCGCCGTATTGCTCCAAAACTCTTCCGCCCTCTCGCGGCACTTTTTCTCATCACCGCCGTGGATAATTCGTTTTGTCGTTGCCTTCGGTATCAAAGGTTCGACTACCCCTTTGGCCTCGACAAGAGAAATATTCTTTATTTTGCTAACGAGCGAGAAGCCGTCTCCCGCGCCACACGCCGAGCAAATCCAACCGCCTTTTCCGTGCTTATCATCAAAGCGGAAGCGGTCTTTACCGCCGCAGACCGGACAGGGGCCATGCTTGCCAGATAGGTATTTACTGTCAACGCCAAGGCCGCGCAAAATATCATGCCACTTGCCTTGCGCCGCTGTTTGAGCCGTTGCGAAGTCCATTTTGTTTCTCCCGTTGTTTTGCTCGTGCAATGTTTAAGTGTCTAATCCAAGATAATGTTGCCGCTGTCGGCTGTAATGGAAATCCTTTCTCTGCCGGACCGACGCCTATTCTCTGCTTGTATGCATGATATGCCCAACCATCTTTGTAGCCTTTCAGGCGAGCGTGACCAAGCAACTCACAATAAAAAACGCGCTTTTGTTCTCGCGTCCAGTTTTTTGCTTTTGCGCGGCCATCTGGTGATAACTCGTACAACTCACCATTTTGTGTTTCAACTTTTGAAACAGGTTGCGCCGCAAATCCGCAAGCCGGACATTCACGCGATCCTACAGGCTTGATGAACGCGCACTTCTGGCAAGCCTTCGGCAACTTTATTTTTCGCTCTACGACGCCTCGTGTTTTCTCACCGTCATCCAATTTTTCGTGATGAATATCGCTCACAAACCCAAGCCGAAGCGTCGTGTCGGAATGATCAAGAATCAGACAATGATCCTTGCCTTCTGCCGTCCGCAACCCTCGTCCAATGATTTGCGTATAGAGGATTTCCGACCGCGTCGGACGCGCCAGAATAATGCAACGGACATCCCAATCAATTCCGGTGGTAAGGACGCCAACATTGCAGACGACCTTAATTTCACCTGACGCAAACTTGGCGGCAATTTCTTCACGCTCCTCAACTTCAGTAAACGCATCCATGTATTCGGTCGGCACACCCGCTTCAAGAAATTGCTGTTGCAACTTCTTGGCATGCGCTCGGTCAACACCAAAGCAAAGAGTCGGCCTGTTCTCGCCCTTCTCTAGCCATGTTGACACGATGTCAGCAACCAATGTGCCTTCTTGCATGACGCGCGATAGGCCTTTGGTTTCATAATCACCCTTGACGATCTTGATGCCTGTCAAATCGGGATGGGCCGGAGCGTAGACTTTAAACTTCGACAAATAGCCCCGATCAATCAACTCTTGTGTCGTCGTACCGATCACAAGGTCGTCGTATAGTTTACCCATACCCCTTGACCACGGCGTGGCTGTCAAACCGATAACGGGAACACCTTTTTCGGCCAACTCAACAAACCACTTGCCATAGAATTTGAAGAGAACATGCGCCTCATCGACGATCACCAATCCCACATCTGGCACATCGCGGCGCATCAGTGTTTGAATACTCGCCACTTGCACGGGAGCCGTGTGATCTGTGCGCTCGTGATAGGCTTGCATTACACCAATTTCAAAGATGCCATCGTTCTCAAATGATTCGACCGTCTGATTGACGAGTGAAATTGCGGGGACACAGAAAATTACTCCGTGTCCCTTTTCACGCGCCATGTTGATAATTGCACCCGCAGTTGCGGTCTTTCCGGCTCCTGTCGGCATCTGTAATACAGGCCGACGCTTGCCAGAACGAAGACTGGCCCGAAGATTACGGATCGCGTCTTCTTGATAATCGCGTAGCTTATGCCCGAGCGCCATGATCGCGCTCCCAACAATAGAGATCGTGCAAAATTGTGGTGTGATCGCGCCGAAGCATACGCCCTACACGCGCACGGCTGTATCCGGCTTCGTAAACAGCGCGATAAACCAATTCGCGTCGAATCACGACCATCGCCTTTTTGCGGTTCGGGTTCACAATCATATTCGGATCAACATTGTGTTTTT